AAAATCATTGAAACCCTCAACTGCTAATACTGTAAGAAGTATACTTTTTAAGGTAGATGAATATGAAGAATTAATTGGGAAAAGTATATATGATTTTAATTTAGATGATCGTGATGATTTTATTATATCTATGTTCCCTAATAAAAGTAAAGGTGTTATTAATACAACTAGATCATATCTGGTAGGATATATTAATTATTGTATTGACAATAACCTTGTTAGACATATGGAAAATAGATTTAGTTTAATCTCTAAAGATGATATAGATAATTATGTCAATGATATGGCTATGCAAATGAAGTACCTGTCGAAGGAAGAAATTAAAGAAGCACAAAGTAAATTGGTTAATAATTGTGATAAATTAATTTTGCAATTAGTTCCTTTATCAGCCAGAGGTCGCACCGAAAAGGATAATACTAATGAAGAATTAATAAATTTAAGAGTGCAAGATGCTGTAGAATCTTACGAAAAAGGCAATCTAAAACTTTGGAATAATGATGGAGATTTTAGGTATATAAAAATTGATGATGAAACAATAGAATTATTAAAGAAAACTATAAATGATGATAAATATATCATTAATAATGGAAGTGAATATAGTCGTAAAAGACAAGATAAAAAACTTGGTAGAGGCATGGGAGAAAAAAGTTTCCCTTTAAATGATACTGGCTATGTTTTTAGAACTGCTGGCAAGAATAAAAGGGGTAAAGTTAAATCCAATTATTTTAATTCTAAAATTAATATAATAAAAGATTGGGTGGAGAATCCATTTATTAACATAACTAATTTACACGCATCAGGTATGATTGATTATGTCATCCAATTAGAAAATGAAAAAGGAGAAGAATTAGATAATAACGACTATATAGATGTTTGTGAAAAATATTTATTTGGTAAACCTAGAATTTTGCCCAATGGTGAAAATGATTGGAGTATGTCAATATCAAAATTAAAGACAATGGTAAAAGATTATATTAATATTAAATCATAAGGATGTGAAAAAATGGCGAAAAATAGTATTAACTTATCTGACTATGAAGATATAGAAGTTTATAATATGGTTAGGTTTGGAATTATAGGTAGATTTCCTAATAATTTTTGGGGTGGATTAGATACTTATAAAACTGCAAAAGACCTGACTAGATATATGTTTGAAAATATTCTTGAATGGAGTATAGAAGATATTAAGCATAAGGTAACAGCAGATATTTTTTATGAAAATAAACTTGGTAATATGCTAAAAACACTTTTTGATAATAATTTATTAGATGCATTGCTTAACGCATACCCAGAATTAGCAGATTGGGTAGAAGAAAAAAAGAATAAAATTATTATCGAAAAAGAACCAAGAGAAAAATATACAGATGAAGAGTTAATAGAAAATTTACAGCAAAAATATAAGGAATTAAATAGAACACCTTATATAAGAGAAATGTCTGAACCAGAAGGAAATGTTTATATATCAAGATTTGGTAGTTGGAGTAATGCTTTAATTCTTGCTGAGTTAATTGAGGACATATGTGTAGATGTAGATAATTCAGAAGAAGCAATTAATAAAGCGCAAAGGGAAATTAAAGATTTTGCGTATAAAGTAGAAAGATTACCAACTAAAAAAGAAGTAGATAATTTATTTTCTCCTGGAGAATTAATATCATATTTCGGTTCTTTAAAAGGACTTTATGATTATTTAAGTGAAGGTTATACAGAAGAAGAATTAATAAATATATTAATTGATAAAAGAAATAAATTAGGGAGAAATCCAATAAATAAGGATATAAAATTCCCAAGACCAATTATCTTTATTGATAAATTCAATAGTTGGGAGAATGCCTTAAAAGAAGCAAGATTAGATGAATAATTTAATCTTGCTTCTTTTATTTATGTCAAACCCTTAATCCATTTTTCAGCAGCTAAACAGCATCCTTCAAAACTATTGAATTTAATATCTTCATTCAAAGAAATATAAATAATATCGTTATCACGATCTATCTGAAAGTGATAGTAATATGTATCAGGCATATAATAAATATACGCTTTACATCCTTTTGCTCATCTTGCTATGCTGACCCACGTAGGGTATACTTTACGCTTTAATATTCTTTTAAATTTCATTATGTCACTTCCTTGATGATAAATTGGTTAAGCTATAAATGTTGTTTTTTGTCGATATTTATAAGAATTTGCTGAATATTAATTAATATTATATCATTAAGTTAATATTTTGGGAATATTATAAGAGATATTGTAGTTTTGATGGTAATATATGATAATATATAGAAAAATATGGTAATAATCAATAAAAATACTAAAAATCTTGTTTTTCTATATTCAGAAACCCTTGTTTTATAAGGGTTTGTGGGATCGGATTTCGTGATAAAATAACTCTTTTGTGTTGAGTTAAATATTTGAAAAATAATTGAAATATTTCTTGCATTTATTTTTACATTGTGTTATTATATGTGTAAGGTAAAAGTAAGTAAATAAAATATTAAAGAGAAGGAGAGATAATTTAATGAGTAGCATACATGACAAACCAGAATTATTAATTCCACCAAAAGGTGTTTGTATGAACCCACCGAGATTACATAATTTTAATTGTGAAGGGTGTAAGTATTTTGAGGGATGCACTAATGAAAAGAAAGGTAATTATAAGAAGACTAAATAGAAATAAATTGAATTATTCAAAAAACAGTAGTATAATATAAGTAAACATTATTCAATAAAGGATGTTGCAAATGACTACAAACAACAATGAATCCAATATATATATTATTTGCTCAGGAGATAATTCAGGGAACATAGAAACATTCGATTATAGGTGTCCCAAGGAAGGGATTAATAAAGGTGATTGCAGACTAAATGGTAAAACATGTGAATATTTTATAGGTATTAAAAATGATAAGTTAAATTTTGATATTATGAATATTAAGGGTTATTGTGAGTTTATATTGAATATAAAAAGTAAGTTTAGGTGATATAATATAATGAAACCTATAAACAAAGAATTAATCATCAAAGTATGTGAGCATATAATAGAACACAATCTTTCTTATAGAAAAATAGCTGATATATTCGGAATCAATTTCAAAACTGTTTACAATTATACACAAATGATTGAAAGTATTGATTCCGAATTACATATAAAAGTCCAAAAATGTTTAAAAGAGAGAAAGGAAAAACATCATAAACATTTATTGAAAAACTTAAACAATATCTATAAAGAAATTTGTGAATATTTTATTTGTGGAAGTACCATGAAACAGACTGGAATACATTTTAATTCCAGTAATCGCTCTATACACTATTTATTCCATAATTATGTTAAATATAATGATCCTGAATTATATGTTATGATTTTAGAAATGATAGAATTAAATAAACTTAAATCAATTAAGACACGTTCTGGAATAAGAAAGATGAAAAACATTGAAGAAAGATTAAATCTTTGTAAGACTATTATTAGTGACAAATTAACTTTGAAAGCAACAAGTGAAATATTTGATTTAGATGTAAAGACGATAAAAAGTTATATTAATAGTATAAGAGATGTGGATTATGGATTGCATGATGAAGTTTATAAACATTTGTGGAGATAAGGAGGAATGAATATGTGGAATCAAAGCATTAAAACTGATTTTGAAATTAAAGGATTTAAATTAATTGGTAAAATTCATCAAGTAGAATATCTAGCAAAAATCAATGAAGATAGAGAATTAATATATGTGACTATGTACAATGACAAATCAACAGGTAATCCAAGAAGTTTAAGTGTGGATGAAATTGAATTATTTTATAATGCATTGAAAATGTTAAAGGAGATTAAATAATGAAAATATTAAAAGTAATTGTAGATGAAGAATTGCCTAAATCGTGTAAAGAATGTGGATTTAGGCATAATTGGGAAACAAAATGTTATTGTCATATAAAATCATATACTACTAGTAAAAGGAATCATTTCATAGGTAAATATGATGATATTAAAGGTAGACATAAAAATTGTCCGTTAGTATATAATGGTTAATATTTAAAGGAGAAATAAATATGAAAAACATTCAATTAGATATGATTGTTGAAACTAAATTATCAGTTATTGAATTTAATAAAAAATTTATTGAATGGGTAGAATTTAATAATTGGACTTGTGGTGGGATAATGATTGAAGTAGATGATGATGGTAATAAAATTAAGAAAAGTAGTCTAAAACAAACAATTATAAATCAATAGTATAAACTAGAAAACGCAAAACATTTAAAAGATGTGCTAATTATTTTACCTGAAGTAGAAGATAATTTGGATAAAAATTTATTTGATAATGAAGATGATTGAAATTTAATAGATTATTTATTATGTTTTAAGTGAAAGGATAAAACAATGAATATAAAATTACCCATAGAGAAACAACAAAAATTTCAAATAGGTGATATATGTAAAATTGTTGAAAAGGGAATTTTTGAAGTTATAGTACAGTATCCTCCTTCAGAATTAGAAGATTATAAAAAAGACAGAGAATGTATTATTCTTCATACCTATTCACAAGTTTATTGGGGAAGTAATTTTAGTAATTATAGTGTATATTTGCTTCCAAGAAATAAAAATGAATATGCTGGAAATTTAGCATGGATAGAAGAAAATCAATTGAGATTCATAAGAAAATCAACAGAAAAAGAAATTACAATAGTGATTCAAGAAGATAATAAGATGCTATCTTATAAAAATTGTCCTTATACATCAATTTTTAATGAAACAAAACATGATTAAACTTATATTTTATGTCGATCTTGAAAGGATATTAAAATTATGAAACAAATTGATCAAGAAATAATAAATGATATACAATATTTATTAAATATGTATGAAGCATATATTGATGATATAGTTGGCGAAGCATGGGAAGATGAAAGGTTTATAAAACTTACTACTAAATATAGATTTACAAAAGAAAATTTACATAAAGGATTAGAAGATTTACATTGTTAATAATAAATATATAGAGGAGGAAAAGTTTATGTTTGATTGGTAAGAAGAATATGACAAAATGTATGAGGTAAGTGGCAACATGTGGAGTAACGAGCAATGTCTACAATTACAACATTCTCTTCTTGAGTATCAAGAATTAGGATGTCCTAATGGAGAGAATATTGGTGGTTGGATTACATGGAAAGTAAATAATAAAAATATATAAATTAAGAGGTATAATATTATGTCAAAACAAACTGATAGAGATGTAAGGATGGTTGGTTTAGTTATTGAGCAACAATTAAAAGAAAAGAACGAAATATTAAATATTTTAAAAGAGTTATATTATTGTTCTTCTAATCCTTGGACTGATGAACAAACACAAAGAAAATTAATTGCTCAGGTTAATGCAGAGGAAATTTTGAAAAAATATAATATGATCAATTAAAAATTTTACAATGAGGATATCATCATGCAAAAATTAAGAAACAATCGTAAACAAAAAGGTTTATAATATATATTGTGGTGAAAAGATGGATAGAGAAGGAATCCATTGTACGTCTTGCAATAAACAATATAATATATGGGAAAATGAATACAGAACAATTCTAATTGAAAATTCTTTATGTCCTCAATGTGGTGAGCAATTAGATCGTGAAGGTTTATTTTGCTCAGAATGTTGTAAAAATTCTAGATTTAAGGCAAGGATTAGAAATGCAGAGAGAAGAGCGTTAGGTTTATGCGTTCAATGTGGAGAGAAAGCAGAAGAAGATAGGTCATACTGTCGTAGATGTTTGGATGCGAGAATGGATAGGTATAGGAAGAAGAAAGGAGGATAAATATGATTTTGATTGTAAAAAATTATTTACATACTAACAAAACAGAACCAGTTAGATTGTGTTTTACAGAAATTGAAGCACATCAATGGATAAAAGAAAATGAACCAGAAATAGGTATTGTGTATAGGTATATAAATTATTAGATGATCAAAATAGTATTTATATTGAAATTTAACAAATATATAAAGGAGAGAATATTATGATAAGATTAAGAGATATTTATTTAAATGAAGGAGAATTATTAGTCGTTTATTTAAAATGTTTTGATGGTACATTTGAGAGAGTAGAAATAAGTGTTGATAAAGATTGCAATAAAGAAATTAAACATGGTATAAGTGTTACTGGAAGATGTATTTTAGGATTAAATAATAATTATAAAAAGGAGAATAATCTATGAAAAATAAATGCGAATGTTGCGATAAACTTGTAGAGCAAGAATGGGAATTATTTCAAAGTGGAAATTGTAAAATTTGTGGTGATTGTGCTATTAAAGAAATTATGATAGTTCATGGTGTTTCTGAAAATGAAGCATATCATATTCTTGAGAGAATTCAATTTGGAAATGGATATGGGTATTAAGGAGGTTAATAGGCATGGAAGATATGATTAAACAAACTAATTCTATTAATAAATGTATTTGTCCGTATTGTAATGTAATGTTTTATGTTTACCCACCACCAGCACATGGTCAGGATAAAATTATAGTATGTTCTTCATGTAAAAAAAGAAATTAAAGTTACAGCTACAATTGAATTTACGTGCTATACTATTAAAGACCAATCAAAATCTACAACTCCTGTGATGAAAGAAAATAAATGTAATGATTATGACTATGAAAGAGAAATGTATTTAGCAGGACATAGGGATGCTTATAGGAATTTTGCAAGAAAAATATTTTAAGGAGAAAATTATTATGGAGATAAATGAAATAGAAAAACATTTAATTACTATATATGGAGAGAATGTATTTGAAGAAATGTTTAATGAAGTTAAGTATTTAAAGAAATATTCAAATATTACTTTTGACCAAAAATATATAAAACTAAGTTTATCTTTTTGTGCTATAAAAGCAGAGCAAATAATTAATGGTGAAAAGAAAAAATGTAGTTTACGGTCATTGGTTAGTGAAAGTTTTGGAGAGGCAGAAATATATAGGAGTAATGTTTGTGGTGGTGTATTGTAATTTATAAACGAAGATATGTTTTAAGGAGGATTTTAATATGAATGCAATTAAAGCAAGAATATTATTAGAACAAATAAAACCAACTCATCTAAATAATAAAAATATGACAGAAACAATTAACCTAGCAATTCAAGCATTAAATAAACAAATACCAACAAGTCCAAAAATACAATCTTATTGCCCTGCGCTATGTCCTTCGTGTGGTAATGAATTGAGTGAAGATTTAGATGATGGGTATTATAAACATTATTATGGTTTAAGTATTTGCGAGTGTGGACAAAAATTGAAATGGAGTGATTAATTAATTTAGGAGGAAATTTATATGACTGATGAATTATATGATGATTTAAAATTATTCGTATTAGTTAGAGATTATCTTAAAAAAGATAGTCAAAAATGTATTAGAAATATTGGTGCATGTAACGAATGTGGTTTATGTTGGATGAGTGAAGATGAAATATTTTATCTTTTAGGGTATTTTAATGCTTGACAAATTAACAAAATATAAATATAATAATAAACAAAAGAAGGAGTAAATAAATATGAACAAACAAATTAGATTCTTAAAATGTAGTAATTGTGGATATGAAGATAGTTCTATTCTTACAATGTCTTTACCTATCGGGAATGGCATATTAAAATGTCATAATTGCAAAGAAGAAGTTAAATTTAATGAATTTTATTGTGAACAAGGCAAAGGAATGACATTTAAAGAATATGCTGAATTACTTAAATACATAGTAGATAATCATGGGTGGAGAAATTTTCTTAAAGAAGGTTCAAAACATATCAAATATATGAGAAATTCATTTGATACTAGGACGAATTTAATATTTTCTATTCAATTAGATAATGAGGATTTTACAATTGTAAATCAGAATAGACATAGAAATTTAAAAGAATGGATTTATGAGTATTTGAAAAGTTAATAGAATAATAAATATAAAGGAGATTCAATGGATAATATAATCAATAATTTTATTTGTAGTAAGTGTAATGGAACATCTGTATTTATTAAAAAGACTAATACACAAACAGGTTTGTATTGTTCTAAATGTGGTAAGTGGATTAAATGGTTAGGAAAAGAAGAAATTAGGTTATATGAAAGACAATTGGAAATAGACAAAATGAAGTCTGAAGTAGTTATGGAAGTAGAAGAACCTGAAATATAAATTAGTTTATCGCAATTTAGTAATGAAGAATTGATTGATGAAATTAGAAAAAGAATGAATTAAAATATTAAAAAAATAAAGGAGAAAAATACATATGAACGACAATGATAATATTACTAGTATTTTTAGAGGAACAGTAGCAAGAAAAATATTTAGAGTTGTAAATAGATATTCACAATATAATATATACCATGATAAACCATACATACAAGGATATAAAGAGTTTATTAAACATGATATATTTTATAAGTGTGAAATAGAAAGACCACCGTTTGAAGCAGGTGAAAAGGTTTATATAAATGATCTTGATTTAACAGTTACAATTAAAGAAGCAATTAGAAGTACAAATGGAGAATATGTTTATAATACAGATTATTATTATGATATTATTGAAGATGAAAAAACTAAAGAATCTAAAATAGAAGCAGAAAAAATGTTAAAAGAAGAATTAATTAAATATAATGAATGTTTATCACAGCAATTAAAGCGAAATAAAAAGTGGTATCAGTTTTGGAAATAAATAGGAGGTATACATATGACTAGAGAAGAAACAATTAATAAAATAAATGAAGTAAAAGCAATGAATTTACCACATATGAGTTATGCAAAACTAAAAGAATATTATGGTAAAATATCAGGATTCAAAGAAACAGAAGAAAATATTATAATAATGGATGAATATTTAAATAATTATCTCGATCCTAAAAATAAAGCATTTGAAAATGGATGTTGGTTTTGTGGTAATAAAGATGTATATTTATCTTGGGGAATAATTCATGGTGTCGCACATTCCAATTGTTGTGGATTATCATATAAGTGTTATCATTATTCAGATGATATTTGTGAAGATAAAAAGTTGTTTAATGGTAGAATAGATATAATTCTTCAATATCATCCTGATGGGTTTGAGATTGATGAAGAATGATGAAGAATAATGAATAATATGGAAAGGAAGAATATTATTATGCTCAAACAATTAGTAGAAAACATTAAAAATGCCAAAACAAATGAAGATATTAAGAAAGTATTGTGTGAAATGTATGTGGTAATACTATTGGATTCAAAAGTTAGAAAAGAATTTGATGAGTATATTAATAAAAATACATATTAAGATTAAAGGAGTGGCAGTCTTATTTATACATAAGAATATTTTTAAAGGAAAAGTATTAAGAAAAATATATTCTATAAGAAAAAATACATGCACTGAAAAAATTACACAAGAAGAATTTGTAGAATATAAAATATTAAATGAACGTGAAGAAGATAAAATCTATAGAATTGGAGAAAAAATTTATATCAACAAATTAGATGTAAATATTACAATTGAAGATACAATTAAAAATACAAATAATGAATATATTTATTATACTAATTACATAAGTATAATCGAAGATGAAAAAAGTAAATTATCAGAACAAGAAACAAATAAAATAATAAAAGAATATTTAGATATGGTTAAAAAGAAAGATAAAGAAAGAGAAGAAAGAATTAAACAATCAATGATTGAACCTATTAAAGAAGTAATGACAAACGGATATTATTATATTGCTAGAGGTTATTTTAGTTACTGTGGAATACAAAAACCATATCTAACGCAAAGTATAATTGAAGCATATGATTTTAGTTGTCGTCATGATTATATTGATCATAGAAATTTATCTATAGACATTAGGTTTATGTTAGAAAAATATAGTATTCCAGATAAATTTGAATATAAAAAAATATACGAAAATGTATTTAATGAATTATGCGAAAAAGAAGGAAAATATATTGGAGAAAATGGATTACATGATTTTTATCCATATTATAAGAAAGATAATAAAGTGTATACATATAAAGATTTAAATAAAACAAGAAATACAATATTACGCGCAACTGCAATTATAGAAGGGCAAGGATTTATGATTAAACATGGTTCCAAAGTAATAAGAAAAATAACAAAAAACAATTGTAATAATATAAATATGTATGCATTTAATTACTTAATTAAAATTTGTGATTATAATTTTTAAAAAATATTATATTATATATTATTGAAAAGGAGAATATATTATGAAAATTTTAATTGGTTATTGTAAATAATGTGGTTCACCTGTTTATAATACTGACGAATTAATTCCTGATTACAAAAATGTATTTGAATGTTCTAATTGTAGTCAACCACATGCAAAAGATGAATTGTGGGATGAAGTGCCATATTATATTGAGAAATAATTTAATGAATTGTCACTTCTGTAATAATATTAGAAAGGAGGTTAGTAATCTGAAAGGAAAAATTAAATTAAAACTACATGATAGAGATTATACTAAATGGTTAGAAATATATCTTAAAATGGAAGATGAATGGTTTTATTGGCATTCTGGTACTATTGTTAGTCATTGGGATAAGACAGAGGAAGAATTCTATGATGCAGTAATTAAATATCTATCAGATGTTAATAATATAAAAATGTCTGGAGAAGAATTAATGAGAGAGGTTATTGAAAATAAAATGAAAAATGCAAAAAATAATAATAAAGATAAAATAGTAAAAGATATGTTAAAGAAACTTAAAGAACCAATTGAGATTGAAGTGAAAATGTAATAGTATAAAAAATAAATATAATAAAGGAGACATGTATTATGAATTTAAATCACAAGGGTAGAAAAGTAAGGATTATCAACACTAAAGGTTTCATCAGAGATGATTATAAATATTTAGAAAAGTATATTGATCAAACAGGAATCATCAGATATGATTATGGGAAAGGTAGTGAACATAGATTATCAATTAAATTTGATGATGAAATATTAGATAATATAAATGATAATAATGGAAGATTATGTTTTAGGATTGATAGTGTTGAGTTTATTGATGATACATATGTGAAACCTTTAGAAAATGATAGTAAATTAAATATAAATCATGCTAAATTAGGTGATATTGTAGAATTATCAAATGGTTTAAAAATGGAAATATGTGAAGATGAAAAATATCCACAATGCTATAGGACAGTGGATATATCTACAAAAGAAAATGTAACAACAATAATATCAAAACATAGTTTGAAAACATATTGTATAGGTAATAAAGTTTGGGGGATATGGTTCAGATAAATTTAAAATAGTAAATATTAAACGTGAAGAACAAAAAGTTAAAAACAAAGATATTAAAGAAAAGAAAAATAAATTAGAATCAAAAACAAAACAAAAACCAACAAATAAAGTATATACATATGAAATGATGCCACATAAAATCAATTGGAAAATAACGCATAATGGTGAAATCATAAATCAAACGATTGATTCAGGCAATGAATCATATAAATTAATTATCAATGGAAATACTACTATTGTTATTTTAGATGATGGATGCAAGGGTGTGGCAAAATGTTTACCTAGTAATGAGTATGATTTGGATAAAGGTGTAGATATCGCTTATACAAAAGCAATTATTAAGAGTAATCAGAAAAAGTTAAAAGGATTAGTTAGATAAAATAATTAATTAAAATAAAATTATGAAAAATTTAGGTAAAGAAGCGAAAGATAAAATTACAGGATTTGAAGGTATCATTATTGGTAAGATTAATTATTTATTCGGTTGTGCTCAATATGGAATTGCACCAAAAAGCAAAGATGGAAAAATAAATGATACTAATTGGTTTGACGAAGGAAGAATTGAAATTATCGGAAATGGCATTGCACCAAAAAGCAAAGATGGAAAAATAAATGATACTAATTGGTTTGACGAAGGAAGAATTGAAATTATCGGGAATGGTATTGTTCCTGAAGAAGTTAAGGTAGAAAAGAATGGTGGAGTGAATAGGGATTGTCCTAGATAGGTACTTGACAGAATATAAATATAATCGTATAATATAATCAGTTATTAAATAATAAAACTTACGAAAGGAGGAAAATACATATGATTGATATAGAACATAAAAACGAACCTAAAGTTAAAATTGATTTTGCTTACACTGACGAATTCGACAATAATAGTAGACTTATCAAAACACTTATGAAAGTAGATTCAAACATTCAAACTCAATTAGAATTATTAATAGAAGAATTTAAATGTTTTTTAATGGGTGTTGGATTTTCGCCTGAAACAGTTGATGCTATACAGATTGTAGAGAATTAGATTAAATATTAGAAAGGATAAATATGAATAAAATTATATTTGAAAATGGTAGTGAAGTAAAAATAGTTGAATCTGCATCTACTTTTAGAAGTAAGAGAAGTGAATTGATTAGTTTTTATTGTACAGAATGTAGAGATATGCATATAGATGTTCCTATATCAGAAATGTTGCATATTAAAGATGATATTTTTATATGTAAAACAAGTTTTGAAAATAATTTATATCAATATTTTACTGAAGAATCATATTTATATTTACCACCGAAAGAAAATTAAGTTGTTATCAATCTTATCTTTGGTTTTAATTTAATAAACAAAAAAAGGAGAAAATGAATATGTATAAAATTAAAATAGAAAATAATAATAATTCTAAAAAAATAGAAATACCAGAAACACCATTCTTTCTATCTCATTGTGATGGTAAAAGTTATTATATTGTTTCAAAAAATTCAGATAAAGATAGATATTTATTAACTGCTGTTGACAATGGAATTACATATGATAATAATTATGTAGGAAAACAAGTTTATAATAATTTAAATAATGGCACTTGGATATTGCATGAATCTAAAATTGTAATAATTTAATAAACAAAAAAAGAGATTGAAAATATGTACGATTATTATGAAGAACCACCTTATTATGAACCAACTTTAGCGGATGAAATTTTAATAGAATATCAACAAAAAATGAAAGATGCTTTGTTAGATAGTGTTAAGTCACAAATTGAGAATATCAAGGATGAAAATGTAAGATTAAAAGAAGAAAATGGAAACTATAAACAACGTGAAAGAGATATTATAAATAAAGAAAATGATTTAAAATACAAAGAAGAAAATCTTAAAAGAGAAGTTACTAATGAATTTTATCAAAGTAATATTGGTGATACTTTAAAGCAATATGTAGAAGAGTGTGAAGTATGGTTTGCTGATATAAATCGTTATCAAAATGAAAAATGTAATTTATGTAACGAAGAAAGAAAATTAGTTGCAAATTTTCCAAATGGTGAAATTATTAAAACTGCATGTGCTTGTGCAAAAATGTTAAGTAAATATGTTCCTGCTATAAGCACAACTACAATGATTAAATTTAGTAAACGAGATAGTAGGTATTCTTCAGAAAGAATATTTTATTTTAGTAGAAGTTATTCTCCTAATAATGATAGAAATAGTTATGATTATGATTATCAAGAATTTAAAATATATCATGTTGTTAATGAATTTAATGAAAGTATTATTGAATTGCATAAAAATAAATCATATGGCGAGAGACTAGGATTTAAAAGCAAAGAAGAATGTCAGAAGTATTGTGACTGGCTGAATAAAAAAGATGATAATTGCGAAGAAATTGAATTAGATGATGAATAAAAGGAGCATAAATACATGATCGTTAAAATAGGAAACACTTATTACAATTCCACAGAACAATTAATATTACTAATACTTAGCAAAGAAGAAAAATCTCATATTGCTAATATGGAAGAAAATAAAAAGAAATATTTATCTTTTCCTAGTGATTATAATATAAATAATGCTAAGATGATTTTAGAAAATGTACCTGAGTGGATACTTAAGTGTATTGATTGTTAGAATATAAAAATAAATAAGGTATAAAATAAATAGTAAAGGAGAATATATTATGTCAGAATATATAGATAAAGTAGTAAAAGTAATAAATACAGATGGATTTCAATTTCAAGACAGTAATGAATTAGAAATGTACATAGGTAAAATAGGAATAATTAAAATTGATCATAATTATGGATTTAGAAATAGATTTATTGTAGAATTTTATGATAAAAATGTAAATGATATTGATAATCAAAAAGGTAAAATATGTTTTGCTATAGATAATTTAGAGTTTATAGGTAAAAATGAAGAAAAAGATAAAGAAGATGTAAATGATAATACTTTACCAGATGATAATATAAATAAAAATAATTTGCAAGACATAATTAAACAAATGCTAAATGTAATAGGTGACTACGAAGGAAGTAAAATATCAATGGGTATTTGGCCTCCAAATGAAATATATTTTTTAGTTTATGAAACTGAAGCATTAATTGAAATAGATAAAAAAGAAAAATGTGCTTATTTAAATACTGATACAATGACACATCATTTGACTAGTAGTATGTTAGATGAATTGAATCAGATTGTTAAAATAATTGATGATAATATTGATGTTATTTTAGAGTGTGTAAAATAGTAATACATTATAACGTATTATTATTAAATAAAATATAAAAAAGAAAAGGAGAAATGAAAACATGAACGAATTATTAACTAGTTTATTGGAGAATCCAGAGGCATTAAAAGAAATGATTAAAGAACAAGTAGGTCAGTACAAACCATTAGTTTATATGATTGGGACAGAATTATTAGAAGTTTATAAAGACTTCGCAAATAATACTGAATATTTTATTGTCAAAGCAAAAGTAAGAAAGAATCAATTTGATGCATATGTTGAAGTAGGATTTACAAAAGAACAAGCAATGATGTTTTTACTTGCTGATATGGATAGTATGAAAAAATCAATTAGTAATGTTACAAACAGTGTAGGGAATAAGAGTAAAAAAGAAAAATAAAATGATACATATTATATGTTGTGGTTGATGTCTATTATAACCACAACATATAGTTAAATGTTTGAATAAAATGAATGTTTTGAGATGAAACTAAAAAGGAGTAGAAATAATATGTCATTAAAACACTACAAATATAATAATAACCAATGTATTATTAATAATCATTCAGAATCATAAAATTATTAAAATGGTTTTTACATCATGGAGCAGAAAATTATTGTGGTGGAGATATTCCAATGTTTAATAATTTATATGATATGTTAGATGAATTAGATGTAATATATAAGAATTTTAATTATGAAAGTGACAATGAAGATGATTCTTATCTAATAAATGATGTTTCTGAATTAGAAGAATTCTTATTAAATAATATTAATGAAAATACATTAATTCCATCAGAAGATGAATATCCTATATTAGTATCATGGTATAGAGTGGAAAGTTTTGATAGACATGGAGATGTTAGTATTAAATTAATGAATTTTACTTCTATGAAGGAAATTAAAAGTGTGAATGATTTTATTGATGAATATAAAAAATAAATAGAATGGAGAAATAATATAAAACATGAATAAAAACTTTATAATCGAATGTATTGATATCGTAGAACAAATAAAATTAAATTCAATAGTAGCAATAACTAAGGATAACGAAGAATTAAAATATCAACTTAAATATGATGAAGAATTTAAAGATTTAAATTTAGAATGTTTAGACAAAGAAAATGAAATATGGGATTTTGGTGATACGATAGAAAATGTTAAAGAAGGGTTAGTATGTGATGCTGTTAGATATAAATATCAGAAAATAAGATTAATAAAGGAGGATTAATATTATGATTGATAAATCATGTTATACTTGTAAAAGTGCTAATTTATCAAAGGACAAATTTCCTTGCAATAAATGTCATAATCAGAATAATTGGAGTTATAGATTCGATGTTCAATTATTATGTTTAGTCGGAGTAGGTATAATAGTTGCTGGATTTATATTGTTATAGTAATAATAAAATAAGTTAATAAGGAGGAATAATACATAATATGAAAGTTAAAATTTTAAAAATTAAGAATAGTATTTCTAAAAGAAAAATTGGAGAAATAATTGAAGCAAAGAGACTTTATGAATTAACCAATGAAGAATTAGAAGAATCTATAGGTTATATTCCTAATGATGAATCGTTATGGGAGAAGAATGATATATTTATCCATGAAGAAGGAAATTATTATGTATATATGCTTGAAAATGAAATAGAGATTATTGGAGAATAATTTTATTACTACATATAGTTATTATTATATTATTAAATAACTATATGTAGTAAAATATTCACATAGAAAAGAGATGATTATTATAGGTAGTACAATTTATAGTGACCAAAAACTCATGTATTTTCCTACACAAGAATATGAGACACATAGATTATTAGCATTATTAGGAGATATTCAATTAGACTATATGCAAGAAAGATATTTGAAAGAATATGTATTTAGTAAAGAAGAATATAATGAATTATTTATACAAAGTGCTAATAGTAGTGTCCCAATGAAATTTGTTCTATACGATAAATGGTTAAAAGAAAACAAATACGATTATATTAAATCATATTTTACTATTAAATTTGGCAGTAAGGGAAATAATACTAATAGCAATGATAATTTTCCTATTACAATTTGTGATCCATTTTCTGGAGAAGGAAATTTCTTAGATGTATTCAAGTCATTCATCCCTAAAAATGATTATGGCAGTGATATACTATTAATTGGAAATGAATTAGAGGAAAATCGTTTTAATTTTATAAAAGAAAATATTAATATTGATGAAAAATATAATAAATCATTTGAAGAATTGAATTTACCTACTTCTAGTTGTAGTTTAATATTGTTCAATCCTCCATATGGATCGCAATCAAATGGCATTCGTAATGTAAAATTCTACTTAAACCAAATCTTGGAAAGAAAACTACTCTATAACCCAACCACATCAAAAGATTATAAAACAGGTTATATGGTATTTGTTATCCGCAAAGATGATTTTCTTGATAGTTTAGATATAATCTGTCAACATTTTAATGTATTAAAAAATGCAATCTATAAAGTAAATGCAGAAGAATATGCAAAATTTAAACAATATATTTTCATTGCTAGATTAAATAATAGACCATATGATTTAAATAATATCACAGATGCAATGGATTATAAAAATAATTATAATGACATAAAAAGAATTATTGAATCAGAACCAGAATTTGAATTGTCAATGTACAATACATATAGGATGATGAATTATCCTTATATTGATTATCAAACTTTAAAAGAGAATTATCAATATGTAGAAGTATCAAATAATTATATAAGTAAAAATGATAGTATATGGAAATGGGTAAAGGATATTACTGAATTAAAGAATCTTGGTGAAGAAAAACTAACTGTACCTAAACCTTTAAAATTAGGTGAGATTGCAAATATATTGGCAAGTGGAATGATTAATGGAGAAATAGATTTAGATGGAAAAGGAAAACATGTGGTTATAGGTGGTACTAAGAGTATTGAGAAGAAAGAAGTATCAAATTATAAAGATGATAATGGAGAGAAGATTACAGAGACAAAAATAATTAAGATGAGTTTACCTTATCTTAATATTTTATGTTCAGAAAATGGAGAATTGAAGATAAAAGAGTTAGGAGAAACTGAATAATGATACCATATATTCAAACAGATGGTAAAAATAAAATTAATTGCAATGTAGATTTAATTATTTTAGATGAAAGTGAACCAATATTAATTTCTTTATGTGATTTAAACATTAAGAATAAAAAAATATGTGCAGATTTAATTTCTCATTCTTATGAATTATCACTAAGAGATAGAGAAGATACATTTTATAGTAAGAATTTATATGGTAGAGATAATCATTATAGATATAAGTCAGATAAAATGGAGAATAATTTAACTCATACAATTATATATAATACTAAAATTAATCAGTATTGCATTAATTGGAATAATGAAGATAAAAGTAAGATTCTTACTAAGTATTTTAGAAATATTCATTATTTACCTGTTACAAGTGAAATTGTAAAAATAATTTTAGACAAAGATAAAATTGAACAAGACAAATATAAATATAGTAGTTATGGTTATGTTAGTGAATGTACAGTTTATACTAATAATCCAATGTTTGCAGAGTTAAAAGTATATAAAATTAATGTAACTTGGTTTAAAGAGAAGTTAAATAATTTGAAATTAGAAGGTTTTAAAGATGATTTTGATTGGAGTACAATTGAGGATATTGAAGGATATATTTTCAAATTTTTAGAACAAATTAAAGAAAGATTAAAGAATAATATTAAGATATTGTATAATAAGGATAATATTAATCCTAAAATATTTGAGGGTAAATTAAAACCTTTTGATGGTCAAATACCTGTGATTCAAGCAGGGTTAGAAGTGTTGAAGAGAGATAGAGTTGTTTATTTAAATTGTGAACAAGGATTCGGAAAAACATTATGTGCAACAAAAATTAATCATTGTTTTTTATATCAACATAATAAAAATTATGTAACATTTATGACCATACCATCTATTACATTAACTCAATGGAAAGATGAAATAAAAAATAGTATTAAAGATAAAGTATATATACATATTATTAAGAAAACTACAGATTTTATTAAACTATATAATCAAACTAATTTACAATTTGATAAACCTACTTATATTCTTGTTGGTAAAGAAACATTTAAACTTGATGCTAAAAAAGTATCAGGAGTAAATATAAAAACTAGAGAAATAAAAATGAAAAAAGAAGTGCAACATAATTATTACTATAAAACTATTGAAATAGTTAAAGAAAAAATCACTATTGCTTGCTGTCCTGATTGTGGAGTACCATTAAGAAATGAATTAAGGAAAAAAGAAGATGTATTTTTTACAGAAAAAGAATTTCAAGGTAATCCTAAGAAATCAAATTATAAATGTTATAATTGTAATAGTGTCTTGTGGCAGAAAACATATGATAAAACAAAGAAAGTAAGTTTAATAAATTTTATTAAAGTAAAAAATATTCATTTTGATAGTGTAATTATTGATGAAATACATCAGGCAAATGGTATAGAAACAATAATTTCAAATGCTACTAGAACTTTATTTAACTATAGTAAAAAAATAATATGCCTTACAGGAACCTCAAATTCAGGATATGCTTCGTCAATTCATAATATTCTTTTAGGATTATTCCCTAATAAACTTAAAAAGAATGAAGTATTAGATATTAAACAATTCATAAAAACATATGGAACATTAATGGCAGTTAGCAAGAAAAGAGATGGAGAATATTATCGTTATGGCAGAAGTGGGATTAAAGATAGCGATTATAAAGAGGTCGAAGGGATAAATAGTATCGCTTATACAAAATATCTAGCAGAAAATTATATATTTGCAACATTAGACGATTTAGGAAAAGACTTACCAGAATTAATTGAAACATATATTCCAATTAAACAAAGTGACATTATGGAATCTAATGAAAAAAGACTATGGGATGATATTAAATCAGCAAATGCATTTAATTCAAAAATGTATGAGGATTCAATTGTAAAACATTACATTAATAATCCTTTTAATTGGGATAGTATATCTATTGAAGGGAAAGATGTAACAAATATTGTTCAACCAATTTGTATTCCCAATATTATTTTACCAAAAGAAAGATTGCTTCTATTAGATATTGTTCAACAAGAATTATTAGAAAATAGGAAATGTTGCATTTATACATTCTTTAATAACGGTGGAATGTATATGCAAAGTGATACTATATCAAAAAGAATTGAATATTTACTAAATAAAAATAATATTAGAACATTTACATTGAAACAATCTGTCCCTACATATGAAAGAAGAGATTTAATTGAAAAGAAAAAAGATAATTTTGATGTATTAATAACTAATCCTCAACTAGTTGAATGTGGAATTAATATGGTATTTATTCCAAGTTATATAAATTATATGCCAAGTTATCATATTAATATGGTAGATCAATCTAATAGAAGAGGGTATCGTGCAAATAGTACGTTAGAAAATAGAATTTTTCATTTGTATTATGACAATTCATGTGAAAATAGTATTATCAAAAGATACCAAAGAAAGAAAGCAGAAAGTAAGGCAATTGTAGGACAATTCAATATTGCATTAGAAAATGATGATTCAATTAGAACTGCAAGTAAGTTTGGTAAGAAAATTAATGATGGAGTTGTGTAATATTCATATTTATATTGAAGAAAATAGAATATATCAATTGAAAAACGGAGTAAATCGAAGAAAACGGGAGGTAAACAGAGTTTTATAGTAAGTAAATCATTACCAAATATTGGTTTGGTCATGAAAATAATTCTTGACAAAGTAATAACAGAATGTTAAAATAATTATAGTAAAAAAACAATAAAATAATAAAAAGGAGATTAAATTTATGAAAAAATTATTAGTTGTTGGGACTATTGTATTATCTCTTGCGTTAACAGGTTGCAATGCAGGAAGTAGACATTTTGGTGGAACAATAAATATAGACCTTCCAAAAAATCAAAAATTAATCACTGCAACATGGAAAGAAGATAGTTTATGGTATTTAACTAAACCAATGAATAATAATGAAATTGCAGAAACATATGTATTCCAAGAAGATAGTAATTTGGTGTTTTAGAAGGCAAAGTTATATTTAAAGAAAATAAAGAAGAATTAGTTATAAAAAGTAAATAAAATAATGTATGCACAAAATATAATAAAAATACAAAAAGGAGAAATGAATTATGAAAATTAGAAAGATTGTTTTAGTAGTTATATTATCTACAATGTTATTTGTTTTAGTTGGGTGTGAAGAAACCACAAGAAATAAAATAGACAATCAAGCAGAGAAAAAAGCAGAACAAGCAGTAAGGATGATGGAACAAACTCCTACTCCATCATTAGAACGTAGTCTTGAACGTGAAAATATTGTTAAAAGATTAAAAATTACAAATGATGCTAATACATTACAATGGATTTATCCTATGAGCGCAGGTAGAGTTATTGGAAGATTTCCTGTACTTGGTAAAATAACTAGCGGTTCAAAAAAACTAACTCCTGATATGGATGTTTATAATAGCAATAGACCAATGCCAGATGAAATGGGAGCATATGGTAGTAGTGACGGTTATGTATTTTGGTTCGACCCTGCTGGACGATATCATCAACATAAAGGAGATTATTTTTTAAGTCCTGTGCCATATAAAATTGATTTAAATTATGGAACCATTTCAGTAGAAATTGATAAATCAGTTCAAGATAAATAAATTATAAAAAGGATAAGGTGATATTATGAAAATATTATTAATTGGATTAGCAATAATTTTCAGTCTAGGATTTATAAGTGCAGGATTAGGATTAATTACTTTACCAGGACATGTAGCAAGCAATAGTGTCCAAACGGCACATGATGTAGTAGATAAAACTATTAATGCAAATAATGCATTATTTAATTATGAAGAATTCTTTAATAAATATGAAGGTGCTAAGATGCAAGCAACAAATATCAAGAATACAGAAAAAGCAATTCAAACATTAAAAGATACTTATGGTGAAGATGCAATAAAGTGGTCTAAAGATGTTCGTAATGATTATTCTAATCTTCAACAAAATATTGAAGGATATAAAATGATGTATCAAAAAACTGTTCAAGAGTATAATGCAGATAGTCAAAAATTAAATAGAAATTTATTTAAATCAAAAAGTTTACCTTATATGCTGCCAGATTATTATAAGATGATTGATTAAATAATTATATATTAATTATAGGAATTTAATAAACTATTGTAAATTTAAGTATTTATTAAATTCCTATTAAAGCAAAATTTTGCTTTAATACTAAGATTATAAGGGGGAATATTATTATGGAAAATCTAGAAACTATTCGTGCTAATTACGAAAGAGAATATCATCAAACTGCTGAAGAATTATTACAATTAAAGTTGAAAGTTGAAACTATGATTGAAAATCTATTTGTTGATGGATTTACTATAGACACTAAAAAAGAAATGGTTGAAATTCTGAGAAAATGTAGATAAATATCATTACATACATTTTATTAAAATATAAAGGAGATTTAATATATGCAAGATATTAAATGTGGAGAAATAAATATTATGTTTGAGCATGTTTATTGCACCGAATGTAAATATGGAGAAGAATTAATAGAAAGTATTATAAATTTAAGTGATACACCAACTATATGTGAAAAATGTTGTCCATATGATCCTGAAGATAGTAGACCATTTCATAAAAGAAAAAATTATATTTTAAAGGAGAATAAAACTATGAAAAATCAAACAGAAAATTACATAATTCTAAAACCTATCGCTGAGAGATTTAATAGAATTGCAAATTCTATCTCAGATGATGAAATTAGATCATTAATCAAAGATGAAATGAGAGATCAGCTTAAACGAATTAATTTTTCATCTCAAATTGAAGAAATTATTTTTGATTATATTGATAATAATCAAGAAGATATGTTGGATTTGTATAAGCAAGAATTGAAGAATAAGTTTAGATAATATAAAAAGAGAAGTTGGTAGTAATATATGCAATAAAACATAGGAAGTAATATTGCTATAAAAGTAGTTATACCAACTTCTCTAATAAGATTATAACCAGTGGCAATGTAAAATATGCATACATAATATTTAAGAAAGGATTATCTATGAAAATAGCAGAAACATATATTTATTATGTCATATATAATATAACTAAAGATGGATATTACTCAAGAATTGATAAATTTAATGATTTTAAAGCTGAATATGAATTTAATAAGTTAATTAGTGAAGCAATTCCTTTTGATAATAGAGCAGAAGCAAATGAATATGTAAGAGAATGGATAGATAGAGATAACAAAGATAAATATATTGTTAAGAAAGTTAAGGTAGATTATTCTATAAATAATTGAAGGAGTAGATAAATTATGTATGACTATATTATTTGCATGAAAAGTGGCAAAGAGTATAAAATTAAAACACAGTTTAAATTTGAGGAATTAATTATGAAGATAATGCCTAAACAAACTAATGAAATTAAAATATCACATTTTGAATTAATAGAATGTGCAGAAAGAATGTTGCGATTATAGGGAGCGAAATATCTAGTATTGAATATTTTATTAAAGTAGATTAAGGAGGATTAATTATGCAAATTGAAGATTTTAGTTATTACACTGTGCCAATGAATAATATTAAAAAGCATCAGAAAATTATATTATATTCAATTAATAATCTTACTAATATTATTGGTTTTAATAATGCAGTGAAATTTGTAATGCAATCTGTATTAATAGAAATACTAATGTATGATAGTAAGTATGTATATCATTATGATTTTGATTATTGGTGTGATGAGATTATGAAATGTCCTTATATAGATTGAAACATGATAAAAAATTAGTTTGGTTGTGATTTAGGGTATTGATAATATAATTGTATAATAAATACACAATAGAAAAAGGAGGATTAAATTATGAGTAGAAAATTAGCAAGCATTAAAACTATCTCAGATATTCAACCAATTGAAAATAGAGATAGGATAGAATTGGTGATTGTGGATGGATGGCAAATTATTGTTAAAAAAGGTGAATACAAAATAGGTGATAAAACTATTTTTGTAGAAATTGATTCGGTATTACCTGAAATACCAGAGTTTGAATTTTTAAGATCGAAGAAATTCAGAATCAAAACAATGAAAATGGCAGGTACATTATCTCAAGGTATTTGTTTACCACTATCTATTTTGCCTACAAATAGACAATATAAATTAGAAGATGATGTTACAGAGATAATTGGAATTAAACAATATGAAACAACAAGGGATATTGAACCAGAAGAAATAATACCTAAAAATAATAAAAAATTTCAACATCCTATTTTTAAGTATTTATTTAAATATTCATTGTTTAGAAATTTATTATTACCTAAAAAACAAAATAAAGATTTTCCTGAATTCATATATAAAACTGATGAGACAAGAATTCAAAATATGCCATTTATATTAAAGAATAAAGATAATACATATGTTGTTCGTGAGAAAATAAATGGTCAATCAGGCACATTCTTTCTAAAGAAAATGAATAAAAAGTGGTCTTGGCAAAAACAAAATTATGATTTTGGTGTATGTTCAAGAAATCTTAGATTATGGAACGAAACAGATAATAGTTATTGGTTTGTTGCAAAGAAGTATAATATAAAAGAAGTGCTTAAAAATTTAATTGGAGATAATGATTTTGTAGCAATTCAAGGAGAATGTATATCTCCAAAAGTACAAGGTAATAAATATAAAGTTTCTGAAGCAGATTTATATACTTTTAATCTTATTTATCCAGATGGTAAAGTATCTTGTCTATGGGGAGAAGAAATATTAAAGCATCATGGGATTAAATGGTGTCCTTTGATTGAGAAGAATTTTATATTACCTGATTCAGTTAATGAATTACTTGATTATTCAACAGGCAAATCAAAATTATATAATACTTTAAGAGAAGGTTTAGTATTTAGAAATTATGAAAAGAATTTATCATTTAAAGCGGTAAGTCCTGAATTTTTGATTAAGAATGATGAATAGATTAATAAAATAAATTTAATTGGTTTAACTTAAATGAAAGGAGAATATAATAATATTGAAAACAAATATCTTCATACCTAAAACTATCAAAGTAGGTTTTCAAAATAGGTCTGATACATATACTCAAAAATTAGCCTACGTGATTTATTATGATCAAAAAAATGTATTACGTAAAGAAAAATCCTGGGAAGGCTGGCGGGATAAAAATATTGAACCACAAGAATTTTCTAATGAACCAACGTCAGGATTTGTGTTGAATAAGAAAGTCGGCGATTATAGATCGGATTGGAATCACAGACATGCTTATTGTAGAGTATATGATTCAAGAGGAGATTTTGAGTTTGAAATAACAATAGAAAATCTACTTTACATCTTAGAAAATGCAACGTCTACAAAAGGAAAAGGGTTAGAAGGAGAATTCATTTATGGTTGGAGTAGCAAGGATATCCTATTAATTCCTTGTGAATCTCCAGATTATAAAGAAATTACTCAATATAACAATATGATTCATGAGAAAAACTATGTAAAGGTTAAAGACTTGACATTAGGTGGTACATATAAAACTAAATCAGATGAAGAATATATTTATATGGGTAGATTTGATTATTATGATACTAAAGATGAAAGAATATATAAATCAAATAGTCGTTATGATTATGAATGGGTAACGAATAAAATAAACAAAGGTAAACATCATTATTTTATCAGAAGGTATGATGATAATGATAAATATAGTAGTAAATGGATTAGTTTATTAACATTAAAAAGTTTAGGAGAAAGATTTATCTCAATAGTATCTTTAGAATGTGTCGATAATTACGCAGAATTATTTAATAAACTTGAATGTAACGAACATTATTCTCCTGTTGATGATAGTAAGGATGAATATATAGAATATACTTTTGAAGAATTTAGTAAAAAGGCAACAAATAGAGGGATATATTTTTATGATACAGATAAAAGATATATTTCTGTAGAAAAAATGTATAATAATACAGGTAAATATTATCTTAGAGATGGTAATACTTATGGTTTTCTTAATAATAATAGAACATATATAGAGTATACTTTGGAGGAAATATACAATAAATATAAACCAATGTATAAAAACACATATCTAACAAATGGAAAATTATATTCGGAGGGAAAATAATATGAGTGAAAAACAAATGACAAATGATGATAAGATTATGTTGTTAAAATCGCAGATTGCAGAGAAGAAGAAGAAAGGTTTAAAAACTAAAAAGAAATTTTCACCATTAACAAATTGTTCTATAGAAATTGATGGAGTAAGATTGAATTTACAAGTATTGAACAAAGAAAATTTAATTCATTTATTAGTTAAATTAAATTCATATTTATTATCTGCTGTTGATTTAGGTTTAGAAGATGAATATAATTTTTCTGGTTATAGTATTGATCAATGGATTACTGATGTTAAATTGAAATTAGATATTTTAAAGTATGAGGAAGAGGATAGAAAGTTGAAGGAATTGGAACGGAAACTTCATGTGCTGCTATCCTCCGAAAAACAGGTCGAATTAGCGATTAATGAAATTGAATCTTTGATTAAATAGTCTGGTAAAATGATATTAAAAAGGAGATTATTATGGAAGTAATTATAAATGGTATAAAATATATTCCCGATGTGGGAGAAGTGAATAAATCTAATAATTGTTCTTCTAATTTGGTGTCTAGTTGTAGAACTTGTGATAGGCAGATAAATAGAGGAGGTTATAAGTGTGCTTTACATATAGATAGATATGTTGAATGTTTGGAAAATAATCGAAAATATTATGAAAAAACATCAGGTGGAAAAGTAATAGACTTACAAGGATTAGTATTACCTGAACCTGTTTTTCCTTATAAGATATGGTTTTAATTACATGATATGAATAAATAGAGAAAATTGTGTTTTCGCAAATCATTGATTTTATTGGGTTTGTGAAAACAAAACTCACAACCAAACATAAATTTCATGCTGAAATTATATTTGACATACTACTAACAAAATGTTAAAATAAATACAACATCAAAAAGGAGATAATACATAATGCAAAAATGTAAAATTTGTGGTAAATGGATAGATTGGGATAACCAAAATATTCATTATGGTGGACATGTTTGTAATATTACTACAGGGAAAGAAACTCCTTGGAGTAAAGAAGAAATAATAAATAATGATAAATATAAAAATGCAATTGAAACAATTAGAAGTAATTATCCACCAGAAAATTATACTGCACTGAGAGAAGCATTAGATTTGGCTATGGAATGTTTAAGTGAGAAATTAGTATAAATATATTTTGTAAATACTATATGTAGTATTTTAATATTATCTTACATACTACATATAGTACCAGAATATGTCCAAATCACAGATTGGTAATGAAAGGTAGATAATATTGAAAAATTATATATTATGGCAATATCATAAAAAAGAAGATGGAACAGTAATTCAAACACCAGTAGAAATAAATTCTGAAGATAAAAAATCATGCCCTAAATGTAATACATATTTTTTAATTGAAGAAAAAAATATAATGCGTTGTGCAGGTTGTTTTTATATAACCTGTTATATATCTAATAATGATAATAAATGTGAAAAAATAGATAAAATTAAAAATTGTTTTCATATCCCTATTGAATTAGTAGAAGAAAATAAAAATTGGTTTGAAGTAAAATATGAATTAAATAGTGCTAAAGAAATCAATATATTAAAATATAAAATAAATAATATATTAAATAATTATAAATGAAAGATTTTATTAAAACATTAAAGAAAAAGGAGAAATTATGGATAAAGAGTACATGAAGTTTCTAAATTTCAGGACAGAATTAATTGAGTTATTAGATAAGTATAGGTATGAAATATCAGGTACAGGTTATGAAGATGGTTCAATGAACATAGAAAATAAAAATGGTGTTGCTTATATGCTAAAAGATGTTTATTCAGATTATAGAGCATTAGATTCTGATTGGAATGAATTATCCACAGATTATATATTAAATATGTTTTCAGAAGATAATACATCACCTATTGAAAATAATAATATTGGAATATTCACTAATAATTATAATAAAGCATATGCATTATTTAATGATTTACATAATAAGAATAAAGATAATGTAGAAAGATTTAGACAAAGTAAAGAAGAAATGAATTTATTATTAAAAGATGGCAGATATTTTGTATGGATTAAACTAAGAGATTCTTCAAGAGGTCATAGATGTTCAAAAGTAGTTTATATTGATAGAAATTTAACCTTAAATGAGTTACAATATTACATTAAACCTATTTGTTGTTATTGTAGAAGGGAAGATATAAGAGTATTTTAATAAAAGGAGAACATAAATTATGGAAAATGATAAGATATTAGAAAGAATAGATAATACATATCAAACTAACTTAGAACATATTGAAAAAGTATTATTAAATGTTGGAATTAATATAAGAAAAGATAAATATGAATTAAAATCATTATCAGAAGTACTTGAAGAAATATCTACGAAATGGGATGAATTATCTACAGAAGAAAATAAATTTATTAATAAATGGATTTGTATGAGTATAGCAGGTATAAAAGATGAGAATTATTTAAGAGTATTAATTGATAAAACAAGTAAAGGAGATAACTTATGGAAATCAAAAACAAACAAGATAAACAAAAATATTTAGATTATCATATCAAAGAAAAAGATATTGGTTGTTATGCACTTGTAACTTATAATAATTATACTAAAGCTATTTATTTAGCTAATTTAGGAAAATCAAATATTAAAGGTGATAATTGGTATTTAGAATATCCTTGTGAATTAAGAGAATTTATTTTAAATAATAAAAAGGATTTAAAATATCTTAAAGAACAAGGATATATTATTAAAGATGGAAAGGTATATGAAATTTATAATCCACAAACTGCACCATTTTTACCAGATATGTTGGATGATTTAACTTTGATTTCTGAAGAATATTGTTTAGAATGGATGTTAGAGAATAGGAAGTAAAATAATATAATTTAAAGGAGAGTATAAATTATGAATAATGAAAAACTTATGGAAGAATATTTACAATGGAGAAAAGATACTGGTAGATTTAAGCAAGAATTAACAGATGTAATTGTAAATGATAACGGCGTAATTAAAACAGAAAAGAAAATGTCATGGGTTGTAAAGACTTCACCTGATGATTGGAGAGAATTTTGTAGGGATAGAGGTATAGAGTACGAAGGTGAAATGAAATTATTGGCAATGTATTAATTGCTTTGAAATTCCTCTTTGCTTATGATATTTTTAAAGAAAGGAATGATAGTTATGTGGAATGATAATGAATCTGAAGGATGTATTTATGATACAGTAGATTGTAATTATTGTAATAGTTGCGGTAAATTATATAAAATAAGATGTAAACAATTTGGTAATTTAGATGGTATGAATGGTTCATGGTGTATTTGTAGTGAAGATTCACCAGAATTATTTAAAGCATGTTGGAATGAAAAATATAAAAATATTGAACCAAAAATCAAAAAATAAATCTTGACAGAATGATAAAATAAATGTTATAATGTTAATAGAAAATTAATCTGTCAAGGAGGTAAAATTATGAGTGAAAATACTTTTAAAGTTTGGATTACTAAATATGCTTTAACGCAAGGAATTCTTGAAAAAGTAGCAGAAAATGCAAGTGTTGAAGGTTTAATTAATATAGTGGATAATAGATATGAAACTTATATTAATGAAGGTAAAGATTGGCATAAAACCAAAGAATCTGCAATTAAACGTGCAGAAAAAATGAGATTAAAGAAGATTGCTAATGTAGAGAAACAATTGCAAAAGTTGAAGGAAATGAAGTTTGAGTAAAAAATATAAAGGAGGTTACATATGAATAAGATTAAGAGAATTCAAGAATTGGTGAAAGAGTTAAATATTCATAGGCATAATTATTATAATCTTAATAAACCAACTATTTCGGATAAAGAGTATGATATTATATTTGATGAATTATCTAATCTTGAGAAAGAATATGATTTTGTTTTATCAAATAGTCCAACACAAACTGTAGGGTATGAAGTAATATCAAAACTACAAAAAGTAGAACATCCTATTCCACTTAAATCATTATCGAAAACTAAATCTATTGATGAAATTAATCAATGGAGAAAAAATCAAGATATTTTAGCAATGTTAAAGGCAGATGGATTAACAAATGAAATAGTATATCAAAATGGAACACTAATTGAAGGTTCAACCAGGGGCAATTCTTTTATCGGCGAATTAATCACTCATAATTGTAAAACATATAGAAATCTACCAAAAGTAATACCATTCAAAGGATTTTTAAGATTAGCAGGAGAATCAATTATTCATAAAGATGATTTTGATAAAATTAATTCAAAGTTATCAGATGAAGATAAATATGCAACTCCAAGAAATTTAGTTTCAGGATCTTGTCGTCAGTTAAATAGTAAAATTTGCTCACAAAGAGAAGTATATTACTATGCTTTTGGAATACTTGAATGTGATGAAGAATTATCTGATTCTAAATTTGAGCAATTTAAATGGTTAAATGAATTAGGAATCACAACAATTAATCATATTAAAATTAACAAAGGTGAAAATATTGAACAATATGTTGATAAATTATATCAAATAGCAGAAGAAACTAACACTCCAATTGATGGATTAGTATTTAGCATGGATTCAGTTGAATACTCTAAATCATTAGGTGAAACATCTCATCATCCTCATCATAGTGTAGCTTTAAAGAGAATTGACTTAGCAGAAACAACGCAATTAAAAGAAATTGAATGGTCTGTTGGTAGAACTGGAGTTATTACACCTGTTGCTATTTTTGATACTGTTCTTTTAGATAATACCGAAGTATCAAGAGCAAGTCTTCATAATTTAAGTATTATTGAAGAATTAGAATTAGGGATTGGAGATTCTGTATCTATAATAAAAGCAAACCAAATTATTCCTCAAATTGAAGAAAACTTTACAAGAAGTAATAATATAGGAATTCCTAAAGTATGTCCTGTTTGTGGTGCTATTACAATTATTGAGCAATTAAATGAAAGTAAAGTATTATATTGTACTAATCCTAATTGTTCTGCTAAATTATTGAAAAAGTTTTCTCATTTTGTTTCAAGAGATGCAATGAATATCGAAGGATTATCAGAGCAAACCCTAGAAAAGTTTATTAATCAAGGTTGGTTAAAAACTTTTGATGATATTTATAATTTAGATAAATATAAAAGTCAAATCATTAAATTAGAAGGTTTTGGAAGTAGATCGTACACCAAATTAATTACTAATATTGAAAAATCTAAAAAAGTTAAAATGCAAAATTTTCTGTATGGATTAGGTATTCCTAATATTGGGAAAGGTTCAAGTAAAATCATTGCTAAATATTTTAATAATGATTGGTTTGCATTTGAAAAGGCATTATTAGATGGATTTAAATTTACTGTATTAACTGATTTTGGTGAAGTTACTAATCAAAGTTTACATGATTGGTATAATGATGAAAATGAAAGAAAAATGTGGACTGAGTTGAGTTATATGGTTGAATTTATAAAGGAGGAAAAGAAAATTATGATTAATACAGATAATTTCTTTAATGGGAAGAAGATTTACGCCACTGGTAGTTTTAATAACTATAAAAAAGATGAAATTAAACAATTATTGGAAAGTTTAGGTGCTACATTTGCTTCAGGTTATTCTAAATCTCTTGATTGTTTGATCGAAGGAAGTTTGAAAAGTAGTAGTAAAGTTGAAAAAGCTAAGAAAGATGGAATACAGGTCATCGGAGAAGATGAATTTATTAGAATGATTAATAATTAAGTGTTAATTAAATTTTGTTCAAGGGAAAATAAATTTTAAGAATAAATAAAATTTTCCCCCTTGACAGAATAAAAAAATAAATATATAATAGTAAAGGATTAAGAAGTAAGAAATTAATCCAAAAACAAAAAATTAAATTGAAAAGGAGAAATGATTTATTTATGATTGTAAAAGGAGGAGTTTATTGAGTAATAAATATACATATGATTTTGTTAAAAATTACATAGAAATTGAAAGTGATTCTGGATGTGAACTTATTTCAAAAGAATATAATGGTGTAAAAGAAAATTTAGATATTAAATGTAAATGTGGAAATGATTTTACAACTACATTCGATTGTTTTAAAAATCAAAATAAAAGACAATGTAATACTTGTAGTGGATTCACAAATTGGGATCTAGAAAAAGTAATAAATCTATTTAAAAAATATAATTATGAAGTTTTATTTGCAGATGAATATAAAGGCAACAAACAAAAATTTACACTAATAGACAAAGATGGTTATTTCTATTATATAAGTGTTGAACATTTCTTAATACATACACCTAAAAAATTTCAAAAATCTAATCCATATACAATTCAAAATATAAAATTATGGCTTAAAATAAACAATAAACAATTTGAATTATTAAGTGAAAATTTTGAAGGTGCAATAAAAAATCTTAAATGGAAGTGTTTGAAAGAAGAATGTGGTGAGACATTTGAAATGATTTGGAGTAATATTTATAATGTCGAACATGAATGTCCTTTTTGTACTGGTCAACAAGTAGGATTATCTAATTGTTTAGCAACAAAGAATTCTGAATTGGCAAAAGAATGGCATCCTACTAAAAACGATTTAATTCCTTTTGATGTAACATGTGGTAGTGGAAAATATGTTTGGTGGAAGTGTAAAGAATGTGGTCATGGGTGGGGAGCAATGGTTTGTGATAGAACTAGTAAAAATAAAAGTGGTTGCCCTGAATGTAATAAATCTAAAGGTGAAAAGAAAATAGATGAAGTATTAATAAATAATAATTGGATTAAAATATCTCAAGAAGAATTTAATAAATTAATTGATGAAGATAAATATAGTAAGAATTATTTTATTCCACAAATGAAATATAATGACTTAATTGGTCTTGGTGGTGGTTTTTTACTTTATGATCATTATATTCCTAAATTAAATCTTCTTATAGAATATGATGGAGAATTTCATTATAAACCAATCCAAAATTATAAAAATGAACCAATGGAATACGCAGAAGAAAGATTAAGAAAACAACAAGAACATGATAGATTGAAAGATAAGTATACACAAAATAAAAATATAAATTTATTAAGAATTCCTTATTGGGAATTTGATAATATTGAAGAAATATTAAAAAAATACATTTAAAAGGAGGAAATGTTTTTATGATTAATGTAGAAAAAGTCCCGTACAAAAGTATTGAAGTAGAGGTTAAATCTGGAAAATTACAAACCATTTCTACAGGAGACAAGATTAGTTTTGTTGTAGAAGATACTGGAGTATTAAAACAAGGTACTGTAACTGGTTTTAAAGGTACGAAACCTGAAAAAGTAGAAATTGAATTTATTCCAAGTGATGGAAAGCATAAGGAAACTTGGTCAGTGATTGAGATGTTGGATGGAAGTTTAAGATTGGTTGAAGATGAAGATAGTGAAGAAGAAGATGGAGAAGATGAAAAAGAAAATGATATTGAGAATGATGAATAGGGTTTAGTGAATAGGTTGATTAGTTACATAATAGAAATACAAAATAAATAAAATAATAAATACATAGGAGGAAATTATTTATATGAGTGACAAAATTAGAAGTTTGGTAAATTCTGTAGTATTATCAGGAAAAGTAACAGAAGTAGAAGTAAAAAAAGGAATAAATACAAATAAATCACCAGATGTTAGAATTAAAGGTGAAATTCAATTTGGAGATACTAAAGTTCATACTAAAAAATTTGAAGTATATGCAGCAGAATTTAATAAAGATAAAAAAGAAAGTAAAACATATGATAAAGTTTTAGCATTCGCAAATACTGTTAAATCTGTTGCTAAAGTAGGAGAAGATGAAGCAACAATGGTATCTATTCAAGCAGAGTTTGGTACAAATGATTATGTAAATCAGAAAGATAAACTTGTTGAGGGATTAAAAATTATTGCTAAATTTTTTAATGACCCCAAAGTAGGAGAAGAATTTAAAGGCGTCGCTGATATAGAAGGTTATATTCAATCTATTATACCAGAAGTTAAAGGCGAAGAAGAAAAAGAAACAGGTAGATTGAGAGTTACTGTTATCACTACAGATTTCTTTGGCAATATTATTCCTGTTAAAAACATCATTGTACCAGCAGAATTTAGAGAAGCATTTGAAGAAGGATATCAAGAAGGTCAAACTGCTAAATTATTTATTGATTTTGTAGTTAATCAACCAGAAAGTAAACCTGTTAAAAGTGGTGGAATTGGCAAACAAAGAGTAACACAAGGCAAATCATATGTAGAAATGATACTTACTGGTGCCGATCCTGCATTTGATGAAGATGATGAAGTAATGGGTATTAGTTCAGAAGCTATTAGAATTGCATTATCAGAAAGAAAAGCAATGTTAGATGATTTAAAAGCAAAAGGATATCAAGGCGGTAAAAGTGGCGATAGTGGAAAATCAGATAATAGAAAAGGATTAGGGAATGGTAAACCAAAACCTATTGAGGAAGATGGAGATATTCCTTTTTAAACATCAAAATTAAGAAAATTTAAAAAATAATTTCTCATAGGATAAAAATATTGTTAATTATCCTATGAGAAACAATATAAAAAATATAAAATAAAAAGGAGATTAATTATTATATGACAACAACTATGGAAATGGATTTTACACAACCAAGTATTACAGTAGTAGAAAAATCTTTAAAAGGTAAAAGTATATTTATTTACGGCCCAAATGGAACGGGAAAAACTGCCAATTCTGTAAAATCTTCTAGACCATTCGCTATTCCTTTTGAAAATGGATTAAATGCGATTGCAGGATTACCATATTTCAAACCTACTAAATGGGCAGATACTAAAAAAATTAGTAAGCAGTTTAAAAGACCAGAAGTAAAAGCATTATATGATACAATTTTAATTGATACAGCAGATAAAATGGGTGATATGCTTGAAAAATACATATGTAGTACATTTGGTGTGACCGATTTAAGTGAAACAGAGAATGGTGCAGGATATTTAGCAGTAACTAAATATGTTAATGAATTTATTGATAGTTTAACAGATGAAGGATATACAGTAATAATTATCGGACATGATACTGAAAAACAAATGAAAGATGCACAGGGAAGAAAATATACTAGAAATGTTCCTAGAGGAAATAAAAGAGTTATTGCTGCTATTTGTGATGCAGTTGATATTATAGGTTACTGTCAACCAAATGGATTTAATGAAGAAACGGGAGAAGAAGAATTATCTACAATCTATCTAAAAGACGGAAAATATTTTAAAGCAAGGTCAAGATGGATTAATATACAAAATTCTATTACTCCTTTTACCATGAAAGGGATAGAAAAAGCACTTGTAGATGCCATTGCTAAAGGCGAAGAAGAAGACGGTAGTGAATTTTATGTTGATAAAAAAGCACCCACTCCTTCTACTACAATAATGACTTTTGAAGAATTATTAGAAGAGATAAAAGAGACAGCAAAACAAATTAAAGAAATAACTGATGAATATACTATTTATACTACAGCAGTTGAAAAAAGATTAGGAGAAGGTATGAAAGTTAGTGATTGTACTGGAAAACATCAAGAAGTATTAGAGGAATTATTAGAAGAATTAAAAGAAAAAGTATTAGAACTACAAAAGTAAAAATATAAAGGTAAATTGTAGAGAGGGCTAATCATATCCTCTCTACTTTATACTATTGATGAATTAGGTGATATTATGAAAAATGAAAGGAAAGTTAAATGTCCAGTATGTGAATCTTATAATCATAAAGAAGAAACTATATATTATCAAAAAAGATATTATTGTAAAATTTGTTATGAAAATAAAATAAAAGAATCTGATGATTATAAAAATTTAATTCAATATATTTGCGAACTTTATGAAATTGATGCTCCTACAGGTTTTATGCTTACACAAATAAAAAATTTTAAAGAGCAATATAATTATACATATAAAGGAATGGAATTAACTATAGATTATTTTTATAATGTAAAAACAAATAATACTCCAGAGGTAGATAGGGGATTGGGTATTATTCCTTACATCTATGAAGAAGCGAAAAAGTATTTTATAGAGACAAGAGATATAAAAAAGAATTTAGAAGGTGTTAATATTCAAGATATTATTAATAATATTAATATTATATCTATTAAAAACTCAGATAGAAAGAAAGAAAATTATAAAAATATTGCAATAATTAATATTAATGAAATTTAAAGTTTCTATTATGGAGGTTTTTCATGTCAAAAAAGAAACTAACTAACTATGTAAATAAACAAGCAATTAGAGAAGTATTAGGTTGTCTAATTCAGACTCCAAAATTATTAAGAGAGTATAAAATTTCAAAATCTGATTTTCCTGAAGATTTTCATAAATTAATATTCGCAGCAATTAATAATCTATATAAAAATGGAATTGAGAATATTGATGCAGTAGCAATAGATGAATATCTTTCTCATTATGAAACACAGTATAAAATATTTGAAAAAAATCAGGGAATAGAGTTTATTAATAATATTGAAGAATTGTCAAGTGTAGCAAATATTAAATATTATTATGAACAATTAAAGAAATTTTCATTATTAAGAAGATATATGGAGCATGGTATTGATGTATCAGATTTTTTTAATCCAAATGAAATAGACCCTGTGACAATTGAAAGTCAACAAGAAAAATTAGATAGTAGTTCAATACAAGATATAATTAATCATTTTAAAAGAAAACATTTAGAAGTTGTTGCACCATTTAGTATAGGAGAAGGTAGAGATACTAAAAAAGCAGGAGTAGGAGGATTAGAGCAAAAAGAACGATGGAAAAAAGATACTGCATGGGGAATTGGATATTCAAGTGCTTATTTAACTACTGTTTTTCATGGATTGAGAAAAAGAAGATTTACTGTTAAATCTGCTGGAACAGGTGTGGGCAAAGCAATACCTAATTATACAATTATTCCTACTCCTGATGGATACAAAACAGTTGGAGAAATACAAAAAGGAGATTTTCTATTTGGTCAAAATGGAGAAAAAACTAAAGTTTTAGAGGTTTATCCACAGTCAGAAAAAAAGCAAGTTTATAAAATAACATTTTCTGATGGAAGAACCGCAGAATGTTGTAAGGATCATTTGTGGACTTATATATACGAAGGACATAGAGAAAAAAAACATAGAACAGAATCTATAGAAGATATTATTAAAAGAAGTAAAGGAACATATCAAAACAAAAAAGGATGTTATAAATACAAAATACCTCTTAATGAACCTATTAAATATACTGAAAAGCAATATTCAATAGAACCTTATATATTAGGTTTATTATTAGGAGATGGAAGTTTTAGATATAATAAGACTAATAAATCTCTACCATTTTCTTCTATAAATGAAGAACTTCCTAGTGCTATTGCTAAATCATTAAATTATAATTATAAAAAAAATAAAGCAAAAAATTATACTTATACTTTTGGCACACAAGGGAAAAATTTGTGGATTTCAGAAATTTTAAAAGATTACCCTGAATTATGGCAATCTAAATCAGAAACTAAATTTATTCCTCGTAATTATTTAGAAGGTTCTATAGAACAAAGATATGATTTACTTGCTGGTTTATTGGATACAGATGGAAGCATTGGGGAAAAAGGAAGAATTCAATATACTACAACTTCTTCTTTATTAAGAGATAATGTTATTGAGTTATGTAGAAGTCTTGGTATGATTGCTACTTATTCAATTGATAAAAGAAAAGAAAAATATACCATTGGTGAATGTTATACAGTTCGTATTCAATGCAAAGCAAAAGAAAAAATAAAATTATTTAAATTATTAAGAAAAGTTAAAATAGCTAAATCATATCTTAATAATAATAAAAGAAAAGAATTAAAAAACTATATTTCAATAAAAAATATTGAAATACTTGACAAATATGAAGATATGACTTGTTTTACAGTAGATAATGAATCTCATTTATTTTTAATGAATGATTTTATAGTAACTCATAATACTCGCACAACAATAGCAGATATAGGATACTCTTGTTCTCCTGCTTATTATGATAAAAACAAAAAAGCATGGATTCAAAATCCTAACGGTATAAATAATGGGGCGTTATACATAGGTACAGAAATGGAATTACTTGAAGAAATTGACCCTATTTTATGGGCATATATAGCGGATGTTCCACAAGAACATATTGAATTTAATATGTATGAAGGCAATGAAGAAGAAAGAGTTGATGAGGCAATTAGAATCTTAGAAGAAGATGCAAATATATGGTTTGAATAT